TGAGTTACCTACTACGTTAAAGTTTGGAGATACAACAGTTCCACCGCCACCTGCATTATTGCCACCTCCACCGCCACCACTTGGTGCGCCACCTTCAAATTTTTGTTGTCCAATTTTAGCTACGTTTGCTAAACCTGATGCTATTGCAATACCTGCTGCGATTGCTCCACGAACAGGAGAACTTGGGTCAGGTAAAGGCGTGAATTGTGATGCGTAAGCCGCAGTTGCACTTTGGTAAGTAGTTACTAACGCTGATGCAATATTTGCAGCCTTTTGTATCTTAAATGCTTGTTTTGCTGCTTTCTCGCTTTTCTTTCCAAATAGTTCTGTTATTTGTGCAATAGCACTTAATCCTGCTTTTGCTAATTCTACTTTTTTAGAATGTGATGCTTCATCTATTTGAGCAGCTCTTGTTGCTTTAGCTTCAAGTATTGCTAATTCGTGTTCCGCTGCATCCGTTTGAAGTTTTACTGTTTCATTAATATGTCCTTGTAAAGTAAGTTCTGAATGTTTTAATAACTCAGCTTTTTTATATTCTAATTTATCATAGCTTTCAAATTCTTTGTCGTTGTTTTTTTCTACCTTATCAACTTTATCTTTAGTTTGCTCAACGTATTTAGTTCCGCTATTTGTAAGTTTGTCTACTTTTGCTGATGCGTTGTTTGCTGCTGAACCATAATATTCAAAACGTTTTTGTGCGTCTTCTAATTCTTTATTTAATCTTCCTTGAAGTTCAACCTGAGAATTAATTGCTCTTAACATTATAGCATTTGAACCACCACTATCCGCTTGTTCTTTTCTTGCTTTAGCTTCGTCTTTTTTAGATTTAGCAATTTTAGAAGCAAGTTCATCTTGTTTTTCAAGATTCTTAACAATTAATTCTTCGTTTTTCTGTAATTGGTATTTTGCTTTTTGGTATTCTAAGTAAGAAGCTAATTCTTTGTTTAACGATTCTTGGAATTTAGTTTCGTCTTTAATGTTTTTTAAAGTAGTTCCGTATTGTCCGTTAATCTTTTTAATTAAGTCTGCACGTTCTTTACTTCCTTCGTTTGTGTTTTTAAGTCTAGATATTAATGTAGCAAACTCACCTGATTCTTTAGCAATATTTTGGCGTTGTTCTTTTGCTTGTTCTGTAATTACTTTTTGTTGCTCCGCTACTTTTTTAGATGCCCCAAACCAATCATCGTAATTTGCTACAACTATTCCAATTGCTGCAATAATCAAACCAATACCACCTACTAGAAATGCTTTAGATGCAGTAGTCATTGCACTAAATGTATTCTTTACAACTGAACCTAACTGAATAAATGAATCCTTTGCTTCTAATGCTCCTTGAATACCTTGAGAAAATGCCATTGCTGACTGAACTTTCAATAACGTTTTTTGTAGGTCTTCTGATTCAACTCCAATTAAACCTAATGCACCTTCAAACGCTTGGAATCCATCTAATGCTCCACCAAGAGAACGTGTAAGAGAAGTAAATTTAGCGTCAGGATTAAAGGCGTCTGTTAACGCTTTTGCATCTTGGATTCTATCTTTTAAATCTGCTGCTTTCTTAGCTGCTTCTGCTGCTGCTTGTGATGTTGCACCAAACTTATCTGATAAAATCTGAACATCTGCCTGAGCTTGTTTTAATTGGCTTTTAAGACTTTCTAAGTTTGTTTGTAAGTCTAATTCAATTACTTTCTTTTCAGCCATTAGTTTGTTTTTTTATTGCGTGTTTTCTGCGTTCTTGTCTTGTCATTTTACGAAAGGAAGTTGTGTAAGCAAATTTCCCTTTGGCTATGTCGATGTTTTCTGATACCCCGTAGAAATTATCTATCGTAAGCATTGCGATTATGTTCTTTATCATTTCTGTATAATATAAGATGTTTGTGTTTCTGTTTCTCCGTTACTTAAAGTAAATCTTGTCGCTATTTCGTAAACAGTTCCTGCTGCTCCACTTGGTAAAGTGATTGCTACAATTTGACTTGATGTAAGCGTACTTGGTGAAATTATAACGTCTGAGTTTGTACTTGTCATTATAGCACTAACTGCGTTGTTTACAAAATTGACTGCAAAACTAACTACTCCTCCTGCGATTCCGATATATGGTTGAATGGTATTGTTTAACATTGGTCTAAAGTCTAAAATCAATTGAAAGTTAACCTCGCCTGTTGTTAGATTAGATTGCATTGAGTTTATGATGTAGCGTTTATCTCTGATTACTAATCTATCGTTTAACTTTAATCCTGTAAGTAAGCTAATTGGAAGTATCGTTTTTACGCTGATTAGTCTTTGCTTTAAATTGTAAAGATTGTATAGGTAACTAAAATAATATGTTCCAAATAATGTTTGTTGAATAGGTACGTTTAAGATTGTACTAATATCAGGTGCGAAGTTTAAAGTGTAATCCGTTAAGTTGGTTTTTAAATCTTGCCCGAATGGTGTGTAGTTTGTAATGTTTGTAGTTGAAGTTCCATCGTTAAAATGAAAGTCCACATCTTTATTGTCGTATTGATAAAGTAAAACGGGTTTAGGAACGTATGGAGCAAACTCATTGTTTAATGAATATCCTACCTGTAAGTTAGTTCCTGTGAATTTAGTTTGTAATAAGTTCTCGAAAGGTACGTCTAAAGTAAACTCATCTCCATCGTAGTTATATTGATATGTCGTGTTTCCGTACTCACGATTAAATAACTGACTAAACTGTTTGTTTAAGAATGATTCCGAATCTTGATATTTCATCGTCACTTTCTTATAAAGCTTCATTCTATCTACATCAATTGAATTTACATCCGTGTATTGTGTAATATCTACAATTGCTCCTTGAGAATACCAATCATCTAATGGTTCTATTTGGTATGTGTTTAATCCTGTTCCGTAGCAAGTCATATTAAAGACTTTTAAAACTCCACTAAAAAAGTCGCTAACTTTCATAACAGGTGACATAGAAGCTAAATCCGTGTTTAAAATAATAACTTGAGATGCGTTGGTACAAGTTACAAATTCCGTAACAAGAGAACTGCCCGAAAGGTATTGAACTGAATATTTAATTGTAGTTCCCAATGTCATTGCAATTTCTCCACGAAGTTTAAATTGATATGTTACATCAAGTCCTGCAGTTTGATTAAAGAAATCACAAGTATATGTTCCTACTCCACTTCCTATTAGTGTAGTTAAAAAGTTTCCGTTTTGAAAAACATCAATATAATAATCGTTTCCTGTTGATGCAGATGTTACATTAAATTCAACTAAATGACTTAATACTCCTGATAATTCAATAATGTTCAAAGTATTTAAGGTAGTATCAAATCTACTTGTTAAATCATATATTCCTGTTGGCGTAGTTACCGATTGCATATCTACTAAATATGATTCAGATAATACTTGCATTTCATTCTTGTTTTTATACCACAAGAATAGTTTAGTAAATCTTTCGTCATTTAAAAAGTTTCCATTGAATGAAACTCCGTATTTTGTAGCTATCGTGTCAAATATCTTTTTAACTCGTAAGGCAGGAAATAACTCATTGTAGTGAATATGTCCATTAGTGTTATGAATGTCATTAGTGCTTATCGTAGGTATGTTTAACCAACTTGGAGTAATTGTCGTAGGTGTTTGACCTGTCCAAGTCCAAATTCTCTTAGAACTGATTAATGGATATTTTACGTCAAAAGTATTCGTAGAGTTTGTTACTCTATTTTTTACCTGTGTTCCGTTATAAAGATGGTTTAAACTTGAGTAATTTAAATCAGATAACAAATCCTCTCCAAAGTAATCTAACAAAGTCTTACCATCTCCGTAGAATGTTAAAGTGTAGCTTTCAGGTTTACCATTTTTTAGGTTCGCTTTTTCAACTTGGATTTTACCGCGTCTAAAGAAATTTAATTCAATTTCAATAAATGAATCCAAACGTAAGTTATAATCAATCAAGGAATTTACGTCTGACTGATAAAAGTGTTGTAAGATTTTGTTGTTATGTGTTGACGCAGGAATCGTAAAGCTCTGTGAAAAGTCCGTGTAAGTTTTAGAAATGTCCGCAACGTTTTGTATAGTAGAACTTACTTGTATTTGTTCATCATTGAATAACTCTAATTTCTCAGATGATTTTATGATTGCTGAGATACCACCTAACGATTCTAAATAATTAAACATACAAGTAGAAGCCTCAAAAGTTCCGCCCAATGTAATGACATCAGTAGCAAAGTTATTTACAACGCCTGTTGTAGCATTTTGAAATCTTGATGAGCTAACGTAAATATTTATTTTGCGATTCATTACACTACTGAATTAATGATGTCGTAAGCGTATTCAAAGTCAAGTTGATAGTTTATCATATGAGTATTTATGCTTTTAAATAACTCAGTTGATTTCGTGTTTATCTTCACAGGTGTTTTGTCTAGCAATATTCTTTCACTTGCCATTAGTTGTTTTATTACCTCTGAGTAGCTTTCGTTTACCCAATCCGTGTTTACCTTGATTTGTTGTTTAAGGTTTGTGTTGAATACTTTGCGTTGACCTTCTGCACTTGAGTAATTAGGGAATACTTTTTGCATTAAGTTATACTCCGTGTTTTCCATATTGATAGAAGTGTTAGAAGCCTTAAAGAAGTATTCTCTTTGCCAAGCTCCGTAACGATTAACAAAGTCACATCTTACAGGTGTGTATTTACATTCTGCTTTAGGTTGAAACGTGCTTTCATAAATCGTTGCTCCTGCGTTAATTAATTCAAACTTGTTTCCTACTGCTATGTAACCTGAGTGAACTCTTGGAACGTCTTGAACTCCTGCTGCTCCTAAACTTATTGTAGTTGTTGCTCCTGTTGATAGGTTCGTGTATTTGACTGAATCACCTGAGATGCTTTCTATTGTAACGTGTCCTACGTTTCCGCTTCCATCGTTAAAGTAATTGTACGTTCCTGATGTTAAATGTATTCTGCCTAAGTCTTGATTATAACCTTCTACATAATAAGTAAATCCTTCGTATGCTTTAAACGTTTGTGTTGAACCTACCTGTGTAAATGTAGTTGTAACTTTCTTGTATAGCTTTAATGCTACGTTGCACCATTGTGCAGTCGGGTTGTTTGTTAAAGTTGTAATGCTTTGAATTGTACCGTGACTGATAAACTCACGTATGTAATTAGATACATCGTAGTAAGTAGAAGGTGCATTAGACGCAGGAATCTTTTTACTCAAAGTGTAAGTAGGAGATGAAGGCATTGAGCCTGTGCCATTCCATAAGAATACTTCTAATTTAGTTTCTACTTGACCTGCTTCATTAATCGTTACGATGTAAGGTGAACGTGCGAAAATTGCCATCTATTTTTTTGTTAAGTATATTGAATCGTTAAATAATTTAATTGCATCCACTCCGAATGCGTCTACCAAATCTTGTGGTAATTTTTTGTATGCCTTTTCAAAAGGTTTAGTAAAAAACAAAGAAGGTTTAATTCCGTTTTTCTGTATAAATATTGACAAAGCAAATTTCAATCCCGACCTACTTGCAAACTTTCCGCTTTTGGTTCTAGGTGCTAATCCTTTTCTAACCGCCCATTTATCAAATGCTCTTGGGGGTGGTGCGTTCTTTTTTCCTGTCTTGTATTTAAACGGAGTGTTGTATTTCTTCTCAGTACCTGAAACTCCTTTGTCTTGGTAAATCCCATATTCCTCCATTGAGAACTCCATCTCGAATGAATTAGGATTAGCCTTAACACGCCCTTCTATTGAATCATAAAGTTTACCTCCGTCTTTCCCTAGCTTACGCAAGTTTTTCTGCGATTCGCTGATGACAAAGTTTTTAAACCTGTCTAATTCTTTTTGAAGTTCCGATTGCTTCATTAACAGATTGTCATTTCGTTAGGAACTACAACATCAAATGTCATTGTCCAACCTGCTAACAAGTTCTCAAAACGTTCTGTAAATGGTTCGCAAGTAGGGTCTGTTTCAATTACATACTTATCATCCCATAAATTTCCGTGTAACATCTGTTGGTATGCACGGTTTAAGACTGCGTGTTGCGTATTTAATACGTCAAGTTCGTTGTTGTTTTCTTGGAATACGTCAATCACTTCTGTTTTGGAAATGTCAACTATATCCATAGCAATTACAGATATATTAAAAGTCATCGTGTTGTCGCTAAGTATAGAACTATTTACCATTATATGAGTCAATGGAAAGATAGTTTGTTTGTTTAAGTCAACTTGGAAGATGTCTCCCTGTGTAACTGAGTTAACAATAGGGTCATTATCAAAATGTACCTTTAATTTGTTTAGTATGTCGTAGAATCCTGTCATCGTTTTAAATTGCGTTCAAATTGTCTTCTTTCAATTTCGTTTTTTTGCTTTTCAAAGACGAGATAGGTAAGACATTTAGTAAGTTTGTATCGGGTAACCTCATCGAATCTTGTAATGTCTCCTTTAGCGAGAGCATATACTGATTGATACCATCCCCATCGTTTTGCAAATTGAGTTGTTTCTGAAAAGTCGTTGATAGATTCTTGTTCTTCTTCATCTCCGTCTCCAAATAGTTCAGGGTAGCCGTTAGTAACTCGTTTCCTAAACTCCAAAAAAAAACACTACTTGCAATCACTACGTCTAAAGGTGCAAACTTCATTAACTCTTGAAAGTCTTTGTTTGGTTCGTAAGGCATTATGTCGTATTTATCCTTTCGTGTTTTTATAATAGGACGATACATAACTGCCATTGCTTTGTGATAGCTATCCCAATTGGTTAAGTGGTTTTCTAAGTCTACATATTCGCCAAAACTAATATGCTCTAACTCAGGTATGAATCCAAATTCTATCTCTCCATCATCTGAAATGATTTTAAACCTGTTTTGAAACTTAGGTTTCTCAGAGAATAGCTTTGTGAAGTGTGCTATAAGCTCATTTAAGCTCGTTAGCTTCATTTTAACTACGTCTTTAAGGGTTATACCACAAAAGATTTCAATCATCTTTTGAGCTACAAATTCCTCATCGTTGGAATCTGCCTGAACTCTTAGGAAGTCTTGGTAATGTTTTAAAGGTATTTCACTTAGGGAAGAAGGTACGTTAATTTCTAACTTCATAATATATAAACTTATTTGTTCGTGTTTTGTTGCACTGTGATAATATCATACGCTGCAGTTAACATTTGAAAATGTCTGCGTATTTGCATTACGTCATCGAATACTATTTTAATTCGTTTTCCTGTACGCTGATAGATATAGTCCTCAACTACTCTTTGCATCATCGGTAAATCATCTGATGTTGTATTGTCCATAGTTTTTATTTAAACCTAGTGTTTCCATTTCGTGATATCTTAATGCGTCAATAGCGTGGTTAAAATGGTCGATAGGTACGTTTGTTTTCTCTCCGTCTTTCTTTACGCTCCAACAATAGCTTCTAAGTTCTTTGATTAGATTTGTACTTGAATTGGTTACTAAGTATTCCTGTCGTTGCATTACGTCTATTCCAAACTTGATTGAGTCAACTCCTTTAGTTACGCCTTTAATCATCTTGCCAAATCTTCTGATTTCTTCTATTGATTTAGGTTCTGAACTATCTGCGTAGATAGTAACGTGGCTTGGTAGCACTTTTGCTATGTCTGAGTTTACCATTCCTGTTCTGTAAACTAATTCGTTAACTATTCTTTGTCCGTTGTAGTTGTATATCTCTATTGCTGAAGTAGGGTCGTTCGTGTAACCAAAGTCAAGTCCTATTCCTATCAACTTAGCTTCTGCAGGTATTTTATCAATCGTTTTCCAATTGTCAAAAATTACTCCTTCTAAACTTCCTATTTGCCCAAGTCCGTACACTTTCCACCAATTCGCCCAATACGAACTCGTTGCTGCTTTCTCACGGTTCTTTTCTATCTGACTTACTATTGATTCGTCTAATGCTTCGTTGTCCTTGTAGGTTAAGATTATAAAGTCTGAGTCTTCTTCGTCTTTTAGTTCCTTGTGCACCCAAAACTCGTTAGCAGGATTAAAGTCTAAGAATACTTCTTTCTTTGTACGGATGGAAAGCTCGTTGTAAGATTCAAACGATACGTTGTTGCACTCATTGATGTATAAGATATCACGTCTTGCTCCTCTGAGTTTAGATGCATCGTCTGCTGAAAAGAACTCTATTACGCTTCCGTTTAAAAACTCGTATCTAAGTAATGACTTGTTGAACTGCCCATCTATGTATCGGTTTGTCCACTTCATTATTTTAAGGAAGTCTTTTAATGCACCCCTTCGTAAATGTGGAATTGATTCTGCAACTACTGAAATCTCTAAGTTACTTGTACGAATTGCTTTGTCTATTAATATTGGTAATATACCAAACGTCTTTCCCGCAGATGTTCCTCCCTGAATTATCTTAATTCGTTTTTTTAACGCGAGTATTTTATTAATTGAAGTCGTTCGTGTGAACATTTAATTTTAGTGTAAGGTAAATATAGTTTGGTCTTAAACCTAAATATCCAACAGGTATAAAATTTACATCATATCCTTGATAAGTTTTAATACCACAATCAAAGTTACTTGCTGCGTAAAAACCAAACTCTTTGCTATTCAGTTTGAACGCACTTGCTTTCATCATTGCAGTCAAAATCTTTTTAAAGCCTCTTTTAGATGTACACTTAATCTTCATCTTTTACATCAGGAAAAAGTGGTTGCTCTAGTATTGTTTGTTCGATTTGTTGTAAAGGTTGTCCGTATCCTGAATCCATTAATGCTTTGTATGCACTTACATCTCCTTCACGTGCCTTTTTAATCAAAGCTAATGTCATCAAGTCTTCCTGTGACATTGTTTCCTGTTCGCCTGTTAAAGGATTCTTTAAAGACTGATTTACTTCTAGCCATTGACGTGCTATTGTGCTTCTATTCTTACTTCCTTTTGGTCTTCCTGCAGGGTTTCCGCTTTCGCCTTTATTCCAAGCAGGTTTTAAATTATCTTCTTTGTTCATTTCGGTGTAATTTCGGTGTTTAAAGATTTAGTTTTATTGTAAATTCATTAGCTTTTCTTTTTGCTGATGAAATCATACTTGGATAAAGTTTAATCAAATCTTTAATTGCTTTTCTTTCCATATCAATTGTCCTGTAATCTTTGCATCCTCCCTGAGTTGTCCAATGTTCATTTTCCCAATGTAAATATCTAATTCCTAAAATACCTCCTTTATCTTTAATGTGTCTAAGGCAAATTTCGTAATCTTCTTTTACTTTGAAATTTTCATCAAATAGATACTCTCCATCATTTATGATTCCCATACAACTTGCGGTAACGTATGACCTTAAAAGAATAGGTTTGTAAGGATAAACTGAACGTGGTGCTGCTTCTGTTTTAACTCCCCAAATTTTAAAGTTAAATTGTTCTGTTAAATCAAATGCCTTTAAAAACTCTTCTGCCCAAAAACCTTCATCTCTAATTTCTATTTTTTGACTTTTTCTTTCATTTAGTTTTGTGTATCCAACATTTTTAGCATCATCATCTAAGAACACAACATATTTTTCTTTTGTATTTTTAAGAATCCAATTTCTTGTGGGTGTAATTCCTTGAATATTTTTAGGAACACAAACTATGTTTTTAACTAAACCTTGATATTGATGGTATTCGCTTTCAGGAACAAAAAAAGTACATAAATTTGGCAGGATTTTATTTGTTGTCGTTAATCCTGCTCTGCTTTTACTTGGTACTGCTATTAACATTTATTCTTGTTTTAAAATCATTCCATTCAATTACTCTTTCTAATGCTATTGCATCAAATGCACTTCCTTCTTTATATCCTCCTCTGCGAACCATTTTAAGTTTTAGTGTTTCTTTGATTTCCTCCCAATCTACTGAGTTGGGTTCTGCCATTATTAAAATGTATTCTTTTGGTGGCTCTAATTGAACGCTTTGAGGTAATTCTATTTCTTCACCATCTTCTAACTCATCTATTTTATCATCAATTGGTACATCTAATCCCCAATTTTCTAATTGCTCTACATCAAAACTATTAGCTAACATATCCCAATCCCACTCACCAAAGCCTACGTTATCTTTTACTATAAATTCGTCTTTCTGTTCCTCAGTTAAGTTGTCTGCCTTGACAATAAACACTTCTTTCAGTCCTGCTTCTTTACACGCTTTTAAACGCATATTTCCTCCTAAGACTATATTGTTCTCATCTACTACTATTGGACGTATTTCTAACATCTGAGGAAACTCCTGTATTGACTTAACTAACTTACGGAACTTATCATCTTTGATTAAACGTGGATTCTTTGGGTTCGTCTTTATCTCGTTTATGTTTACTTTATTTACCTGCATTGTTTTGTTTAAAGTGGTTTAAAAATTCGTCTTCATCTATTTCCTCTACGCACATTAATCCATCTGCGTTTGTTAAGTAAACCACATAATGAAAGCCTTGCTTTGTTAGATAGTCTGTAACTTGGTTTGCTGCTTCTATCATTTCTTTGCCGTGGTCTACTAAGTAATATCTCATTTCGTGTTTAGATAGCGTACTCGTTAAATACTTTTTGCATTTTCTGAATGATTTCTAACCAACAAGTAGCACACGATGTAGGTTCTCTACTGATTCCAAAGATACGATTGTAAATCTTTAGTATCTCGTCTTGCTCACTTGGTTTAAGTGTTTGTTTAGATAGTACCTGTGATTCTGTTAGATATGTGTATTCGTCTTCTGTTAGACATTTAGGAGTTCTGTAAGGAAACAAAGCATTGAGCTTTTCTTTACGTTCATCGCATCCGCAATCTTCTCCTGCGATAAACTTAACTAGCTTGTCAATACCTGTAGCTTTTGTTATTTGTGCTACTGTATCTCCTAATCCTTCTGCTTTCTTTTTTGTTGTTCGTTTTTCCATTGTTTATTTTTTAAAGTGTTCTCTAGTTAATTTTACTAACTCATTTTTGAGCATTTCATTTTGTTTTTCTAATTCTCTATTTTCAGCATTAAGTTCTTGTATTCTTTCATCCTTATACTTTAATTGCTTAACATTACTTTCAATGTATTTGTCTAATACTTTTAAAACGTGCTTCATAATTATTTTATTAGTTCAAAATTTTTGTTAATGCTATTTCTCTTAATTCTTTGATGCTCTTGTTTATAACTTATCTGAAAATAATCACAGGCTATTTTTAATCCTTTAAATATTAATCCGCTTTCTATGTGTTTATAACTATTGGAATGTAATGCCATTCTTGCTAAAATAGATTTATTTACTTCCTCTTTTGTTCTTTTTTTACCTAATTGACCCTTAGCTATTTTTTCTTTAGTCTCTGCGGTATGTACGTAACCTGATGCACCTAAACCACCTGTAGTTTTATTTATTAAATTGTTAATTCCGTATTCTTCAATGATTGATTTTTCTATTTGAAATGCCAAATCTTTTGTGAGTGACTTTGCTAATATTTCAACATCAAAATAACATTCTGAAATTTTATCTTTCCATTCAACACTACGATTCTTTTCATCGTATGCCCTTGACCTATCACCTACACCAACATAAAATACTTGTTGATTGCATCTGTCTCTATGTAAATAAACTAAATAACTCATTTTATCAATTCATACTCGCGGTTCAAATAATCTTTGTAGTCATCTCCTACTGCTTTGCGTAGTCTTTGCTTACATCTTTTTAACGTATGAAAAATAGAGGTGTAATGTATGTTAGTTGCTTCTGCTATTTCTCGCATTGATAGTTCCGTTTTTCTGTACAAATCAAATAACATCTTGTCGTAATGATGCCAATTTAAAGTTTCCTGTTCGATTAACTTATCTACTTTGCTTAATGCTTCGTGTTTTTCAAGTGTTA